ATAGTATAATATATTTGTCTTACACGTTTTTCATCAAAAGCTTGTGCATTTGAACTTATTTTATTATAATAAAGCAAATGCTGTTTTTTAGTTCCTGAATTTAATGCACCTAATAGTGTGTTTCCAACGCTACCAGATGGTCCTGATGTATAAAAACTTTGTTCTATGTTTAAACTAAAACAATTCTCTAAAGTGTTTTTAAAAATTTCTTCAGACATAGAAGTAGTAGTATTCCCACTATTATCTGAAACAGTTAATAGTGAAGCTAATGGATATACAGCTGATATGTCAGAATACGTTGTTATATTTAATAATGCGTCGTATACAGCGTCAAAAAATTTTTTTGAATTATCATAATCTCGAGTTGATGCATATGATAAAGAATTATCCTTATTAGCATTTCCTTTAATATTTGCACTAATCCTTTTTAAATTTATGTATAAATCAGAATATATTTGAATAGTTTTAGTATCCAGTAAAGTTGTCATTATACTTAATTATTTACTACTCTATTATTTTAAAATATATTATATTTTTAAATACAAGATCTATACGAAAAAGATTCTCCGCTATTTTCATTATATCTATTAATTTTAACTATATCTCCGTGTTTTAATCCAATCCATTTAGCAATAGGATCACTTTGTAAAATAACATGCATATGTATTTTAGTTCTTGTCATATATTCTTTCATAAATTCTTTTACTTCTTCCTCTGTAAGTTTAGTATGAATAGGAACATATTCATGTTTTGTAGGATTAAACATTAATTGACGTAATGTGAAATATTGCAACTGACCACCATTTTTTTGAAATAATTTATCATATTTATTTAGTAATGCTTTAACAGCCGTAGATATAGATTCATTATTGAAAATTAATATTATATTATTTTTTGAACCATATTTACTTATAAAATCTTGGATATTTGTATTACTATCTTTTATTTTTTCTTTCAATTCATCAATTATTGTTTTTCTTAATTTTTTAGTAAGTGCATAAATTACGGAAGTATTGGAAGTTTGAATATCAATAACATTTCTATCTGTTTCAAAATCTTCTTTATTCATTGATAATAAGTGCTCTTTAAATATAGACATGTCGTCGCCTCTACAAGATAACATTTCTTCAATGTTTGCATTAACTATATCAATATCCATTATCTATTCTATAATAATTATATCTTATTATTATATAATAATAAAAAAGTCAATTTTTATTAATTATTTGATTTTTTGCTTTTTCAATTATTTTAGGATCTATATAACTATTCTTACATACTGAGGGTGTGTTGTGTAATTTATTTGCTGTAAATTCTAATGCTTTTTTTATTGGATTTTTACAATCAATTGATTTATTGAAAAAATTAATAAATAAATTGTTTGCATTCCAAGTCCTTAAATCTTTTGTAGTTATTTTAACTTTAAGTTTATTTTCTAAATATCTATTAACATCGTTTGAATTTACACATGTATCTTTATATGAAAATATATATTGATTATTAATATCTTCATTTTTTTCTTGTATATTTATTAGTTTATTTAATAAATAATTATATATATATTTATTATTACATATTGCTTTATTCTGTACTCCTTTTTTCCCAATAAAATCAAATATTATCAGGTTTTTTTTATCATCGCATATACTTATATGTGAAAATTTTAATGTAGTTAATCCATGTGAATTGTTTTCTTTTTCATATTTTTTATTACCAATTCTAAATCCACAAGATAATATTAATGTTATAATCATAGCAATTATTTTAATTTTTTCATTTGTAGATTTAATATCTTTAGCAATAGCATTTTTAATTTTTAAAAAATACTTTTCATAATCTTCTATTTTATCATATTTTTGGCTATTTTGTTTTTTTATATATTCACTATTGTATATAACTTGTTTTCTATTTTTGCTATCATAACCATATGCTAATATTTTTTTATTATTAACGATTGTTACATTTTGATAAGCAGGGGGTATTTTCATATTTTTAATTTTTTCTAATAATTTTACATCAGTAATTTCATCATCATTTTTATAATATTTAAATCCAGTAGTATAAGAGCCAATGCGTTTTATTTTCATTTGTTTTAACTATTATAAATAAAATATAATTATGATGTTATAAAATGATATAAACATATAATAATATATGTAATCATAAATAGAATATATAATGGCACAACCAAAAAAAGCAGCTCCTACTACTCCTGTACCACCAGTACAAACACAACAACCCGTTTCTCAGCCATCTCTAACAGAAGCAAAACAACAAGTTAAAAAAAATGTTTCTGCTAAGGTAACTACTGATAAACCAGTTGTACTAAAAGATGCTAAACTACCTAAAAGTGTTGCTGTAGTCCCCGATAATGTTGAACAAGAGAATGTTCCTGCTAATACCGAAGAAGCACCCAAGGATAATCTTGTAAGCACTATTATTGAGAAAGTAAACACTCTTTTTGTAAGTTTCAAGGAAGTTCAAGCTCTACTAAAAGTTTTAAGCAAAGAATATGATAAGCAACAAAAAATTATCGAAAAAGCACAAAAGAAACGTCAAAATGCTAAAAATTCACCATCTGGTTTTGCTAAACCCAACAAGATTTCCGATGAATTGTGTGATTTTATCGGTGTTCCCCATGGAACTGAAAAATCACGCACCGATATTACCCGCTTTATCAATACTTATGTGAAAGAACACAATCTCAATAAACCAGAAAATAAACGATTTATTCTTCCCGATGATAAACTTAAAAAAATTCTAAATGTCGGCGATAAAGAAGATATTAATTATTTCATTCTACAAAAATTAATTTCTCATCATTTCCCGCCTTCCGCCAGCAAACAAGCTCAAGCCGCAGCTGCTTAAAAATTAAATTTTAATTAATTTTTTTATTTTTTTATATATTTATATAAAAATTGATATAAATACATAACTATTATATAATAATAATATGGATTATTACGATAACGTTAATACTCATGCTGTTTCGGCTTCTTTAGTAGAAGCCTCAGATCCCTCGGATTCTTTAACTAATATAACATTAACTAATAATGGAGGTGTATCACTAAAGACAACAAATAATGTTATTGTAGATTATTTTATGTTATTTATGAGAGACTTAGATATCAATACGAGTTACGATTATTTGGAGAAATGCTGGAAGGAAGACCCAAAAAAAACAATAGCTATTATCTTTAATGGTCGTGACAGGGATAAGGGAAAAAAAGAAAAAAGAGTTTCAAACGACGCTATGTTGTGGTTAAGAAAAAATAAATTTAGTACATATGTTTTTAATATTAGAAAATATGTTGAAAAATATGGGTGTTGGAAAGACCTTAATTATATTGCATATAAGTTAAAGAGTAAGGACCATAATTACGAACTCGGATTATTTGCTGATAAATTAATGGAAGATAAAATAAATTTGGAGAATAATAAAAGTGTTTCTCTTTGTGCAAAATGGGCTTCGAGTGAAAATGATAAGTATGATAAAAGAAGACAATATGCTAAGAAAATTGCTTCAATACTTTATGGAAGTAAGGATATACATAAAATGGAGAAGTACAGAACTGAATACTTGGTACCTTTGAGAAAACAAATTGATATAGTTGAAGCAAAATTGTGTGCTGAAATGTGGGGAGATATTGATTATGAAAAGGTTCCTTCTGTTGCTTCTAATAAATTAAAAAATACATTTCTTAAACATGATGAACAGAGATATAAAAAATATCTTGAAGATGTAAGAAATAATAAGAAAAAAATTAATGTTAAAGGAATTCTTCCACACGAGTTAGTTGCTAATTATATTAAAGATTCTAATGGCGATATTGTAAACTTTGATAATATTGTAGAATGTGAAACTACAGAACTTCAATGGAGAACAATAGTAGAAAATGTTAAAAAGTCTGGAAATTTAAACAATTCTATCTCTATTGTAGATCTTTCAGGGTCTATGTTTCATGCAGCAAATGGAAGCATTCCGGCACAAGTAGCCATTGCTTTAGGCATCATTACAGCTGTATGTTGTCAGGGACAATTTAATAATAAATTAATTACATTTAGTGAAGAACCTGAAATAATTAAATTGTCTGATGTAGAAAATGATATTCCTAAGCTTTTAGATAGTATTAAAATTATCTTAAAAACAAATTATGGATTTAGTACGGATTTTATCAAATGTAATCAATTGATTATTAATTATGCTAATCTGTTTAATGTACCTAAAGAAAATATGCCTAAGAAAATGTTTGTATTTACTGATATGCAGTTTAATAATGCTTCTAATAATTCTCGCAATTTAGAAACAGTATATAAAACTATAATTAAGAAATATAATGACAAAAATTACGATGCTCCTAAGTTTATATTTTGGAATCTTAATTCAGATAGCCGCGAAGTCTTTCCTGTAAATTGCGATACAGAAGGGACCGCAATTATTTCCGGATTTTCAGAACAACTTCTAAAAATATTCATGCTTTACGATGATTTTAAGCCTGAAATAGTAATAAATGAAATTTTAGAACCATATATGAAAGAGGTAATTCTTGGAGACGATTAATGCATTATTAGCAAATGCCTGAAAATGGCAATAATTTATATATTATATATTATTTTTCTATTTTTTATCATTTTATTATACAAATATTATATAAAAAATGATTATTTTCTATTAGAATGTTAATTTACAAAGCAGTATAAAGCTAAAGCCTAACATACTATTATGAACTTTACTGATAAGGATTACATTGCAAATATTGCTAAGTATTTGCAAGGCTATTGTGAACTCAAAAAGTTGAGTGAGATAAATAAGTCGTCTAATATATTTGTTAAAAATGAGACAAATTTCAAAAGTATAGTGAGAGAAAAGAGAAACAAGTATAATTGTGATATGTTAAAATATTATTTAATTAAAAAAATTAGTTATGAGCTTAATAATGATTATAATAAAACAATAAATAAGATTAAGAAAAGTTTTAAAAACTACTACAAAAGTCTTACAGATAAAGAATATTTGTATATGAGATATAAAATAAATGCGTATAAATATACCAATTCAATGAATAAAAGGTGCTTGCCTTATTTAGAAGATATTATTTCATATTATTTTAATGAAAGAAATAAAAATAATTGGTCAAATAAAGATATCCATAAGACATCAATACAAATATCAAAAATTTTATATAATATAATATTATCTATTGACAATAATTATAAATTGAAAAATGAAAATATTCTATTATGGATATCAACAAATAGAATATTTAATTAGAATAAGCGAGGCCACCCATACCGGATAATATTCTAAGAACGTTGTAATTTACAGCATATATATGTATTGAACCTTCGATTTTGGAAGATAATGATAGAACAGCAGTATCTATACGAGACATATTTAAAGTTCCACTTGGTTGATGTTCTTCGGGTTTAATAGCAAAGGAATAAACGTTTATACCTTTGTGGTAATCGTCGGGGGTATTTTCGTGATGTTGATAAGGTTGTACTAAAGAGAAATAATCTCCTTTTCTTTGCGAGAAGCGATCATTGCCGTTAAGCATTATTTTAGCTTGCATAACAGGATTTTCTGAAGCAATATAATCATTAGGTGATGCTGTAGCATCATTCAAATCCAATGGTTTTGCTGTTGAAAAGTTATTCCAATAAACATCAGTGTCAGTTTTTTTAATAGCCCATACAAGTTCTTTACAAGGGTGATTGAAATTCATACGCATACTTTTCATACCATCTTCATTAGCAGAAGCAGTTATATTGTCGGTTCCGGTAAATTGAAGTTGTTCTATTAAATATTCATGAGATAATTGAGCAAATCTTCTGCGTTCATCAGTATCTAAGAATATATAATCAACCCATAATTTTGGAGCGTCGAGAACTATATTAGGACCGGTATAAGTAGAATTTTTTACAGTAGCTGCTTCAAAAGTAGAATTTTTTGTTGATTTATCAATTAAATTAGATTGTGATTCATATTCTACATTAATTTTGACTTCGTGATATTGTAATGCGATTAAAGGTAAAGCGAGACCTACATTGCGGCAAAACCAGAATTCGAGAGGCACATATAATTCATATGATTTTGTTGTTGCAAGTAAAGTACAAGCATTTTCTTTGTTTCCACCAATCATTTTATAATAACCCTCGCGTTTGCCATAAGGAAGAGATAATTCGTTCCATATATATAACCATTCGGAATAATGTTTGTCTATACGTTGGCCACCTATTTCAAGTTCAATTGTTTTTAATAATTTTTGTCCAAAATTAGGAACTAAAGCTACGCTTGCGGTTGAATTATTTTTAATTTTTCCATAGAAGTAAATACGATGTATTAAATCTCCGTTGCGAGTTAACTGAAAAGTAGCACGAGAACCAAGTGAATTGCTTCCGGTAGCTGTTTGTTCTATAGCTTCAATAGCGAAGTTAGTATGACGACGATAAACTACTTTGAAAAAGGTAATTTGAGGATTACCAGTTAAATAAACATCCTGGGCACCATAAGCAACTAATTGAAGAAGACCACCACCCATTTACGCTATATTCTTTATACTATTAGAGGAGAAAAAAAAAAGGAATATTATAGCATTTAACAACATTTATTATTTATAAATTTAGTAATGTAATAAATTATTTAATTAGAATAAGCTAAACCACCCATACCCGATAATATACGTAGTACGTTATAATTAACCGCGTATACATTGAGGTTTTTGGCAAAAGTGGTAGCAGCAAAGATAGTATCTAATTCTAAATTTAGAACAGCAGTATCTATACGCGACATGTTTAGTGTGCCACTTGGTTGATGTTCTTCGGGTTTTAAAGCGAATGAATAAACATTTATTCCGGGGTTAGATGGAATATTTTCGTGATGTTGATAGGGTTGTATTAAGTTAAAGTAAGAACCGGGTCTTGATGAAAAGCGATCATTGCCGTTTAATACAAGTTTAGCACTTTCAATAGGATTTGTAGAAGTTATAGCACTGGTTGGTTTATATAGTTCAGACACAGCACCGGCATAGCCGTTAACTTCAGTAGAATAGTTAACCCAATTTTTATTTTTAACATCTTGATTGGTGTCAAAATCTGAAGAGCAGAACCATACTAATTCTTTGCAAGGATGATTGAAAGATAATTTAGGTTTCATGCTTTTTCCGGTTATAGTTTCGGAACCAGTAAATTGAAGTTGTTCTATTAAATATTCATGTGATAATTGGGCAAATCTTCTGCGTTCATCAGTGTCTAAGAATATATAATCTACCCATAAATTCACAGATGATAATTCAGCAATAGCAGTAGTGGATCCTTGGCATTTAATTTTATCTTCAAATAAAATATTAATTTTAACTTCGTGATATTGGAGAGCAATTAAAGGTAGTGCTAAACCAACGTTGCGGCAAAACCAGAATTCTAATGGTATATATAAATTGGCTTTGGTGAGAGCAGCAAGTGTATTATTAGCTCCTACCATAGTTTTGTAAGCTTCTTTTTTAGGATGAGGTAATGAAAGTTCATTCCATACATACATCCAGTGAGAATAGTGTTTATCTATCTTTTGACCACCTATTTCAATTTCGACATAGTTGATTAAACGAAGGCCGAAATAAGGACAAACTGTTCCCGTTGAAGTATAATCAATTATTGATAAATATACACGATGTATTAAATCACCATTTCTTGATATTTGGCAAGTTACGCGATTGCCAAAAGTAGGAGTTCCGTTAAAGGTTTGTTGAATGGCTTCAATAGCGAAGTTAGTATGACGACGATAAACTACTTTGAAAAAGGTAATTTGAGGATTACCGGTTAAATAAACATCCTGGGCACCATAAGCAACTAATTGAAGAAGACCACCACCCATTTACGCTATATTCTTTATACTATTAGAGGAGAAAAAAATATAGATTATATAACACAAACTTAATTTTATTTTATATATAAACCTTAATATTTATAATTCAAATATAATGATGTTTAAAGAGAAGTCATCAAAAAAAAAGGTATCAGCTGATATAAATGAAACATTTACATTAGATGCTATGCATAATAATATCATAAAAGACTTCGAAAAAAGTGATAAGGAAAAATTATATTATAATAATAAACTTAATATATGCGTAGATAAGAAAAATAATATATTAAATATAATAAATAGTACAAATGACAAGGAATTAAATACAAAATTATGGTTTAGTAATATAGAGTTGAGCGAAGAAATATTAGATATTAAATCAAAATTAAACGAATTAAACAAGTTAGATGAAATAGAATATTATAAAAATACGAGTGATATATTATTTCAATATTATGATACAGTAAACAAACAATCAGATATTAATCAACATACGAATTATTTAAAAGATTCTAATAATAAATCAAAAATATATAAAAAAGATAGCAAAAAAAAATGTATAAATGTTAATACAAAAAATATTTTAGAGGCATTAAATAATATAAATGATAAAAAGAATGAGGTAAACGAAGTAGACGAAGTAGACGAAGTAAACGAAGTAGACGATGTAAACGAAGTAAACGATGAAAAATTATATAGTTGTGAAGATAATAAAGACAAAGGTGATATATATTCTAATAATCTTAAAGAAGATAAAGGTGTTGATAATAACACTATACACGATAAAAGTGTTTTAGTAGATAAATATATGGCTATAATTAATAATAAATATATTAGAAATGTTGAAGAAGAAAATATAGAAATTTGCAAAGTATGTAAGAATACCATGACGTGTCTTCAATATGATGCTATAATAGTATGTAATTTTTGCGGATATCAAGAATTATTATTAGTAGAGCAAAATAGACCCATATTAAAACAAAATACCAAGGACACATCTCATTTTTGTTATAAAAGAATAAATCATTTTAGAGAATGGTGTAATCAAGTTCAAGGGAAAGAAAGTACGGATATACCTGATGAAATATTTGAAAGAATTTTAATAGAAATTAAAAAAGAGAAGATTACAGATTTAAAGAAGATAACTTATTTAAAAATGAGAGATATTTTAAAAAGATTAAGAATAAATAAATATTATGAACATATTAATTATATAATTAATAGAATTAATGGCATCCCAACACCTCAATTTAGTCCCGAATTAGAAGATAAGTTATGTAATATGTTTAGAAGTATTCAAGCTCCATTTTTAAAACATTGTCCGAAAGATAGGAAAAACTTTCTGTCTTATAGTTATGTTTTATATAAATTTTTTCAAATATTAGGATTAAACGAGTATTTGAAATATTTTCCTTTATTGAAAAGTCGAGAAAAATTATACGTTCAAGATCAAATATGGAAAAAAATATGCGTTGAATTGAATTATAAAATTATTCCTTCATTGTAATTATTTAATAAAATGAGTACATAATTTATTTTTTCTTAAAGTTTTAAAAGTTTTTATAAATTTCTAAATATTTTTTAATTATGTACTCATTTTAATAATTCTAATTATATATTCTAATAAAATATATATAAGATTAAAAAATATATAATATATATATATTAAAAGAGATGGCAGAACTTGTTTCAACAAAAGAGGTAGATTATTTAGATGAAGATAAACCTATTAGAGGACAGAATTTCGTATTGGTTTCCTTTCTTAGCCCCGAAGATGTTATTGTAAATAAGGATGTATATATTTTTAGTAAATTTATTGAAAAATTTAGTAATGATATGAAATCTTTTATTGAATCAATAAAAGAAAAATTTCCAGAACAAAAAGATATGATTAATACTATTGAAGAAAATAATAATTATATTTTTGATTATAAAGAACTAAACGAACAATTCAATTTCTATAAATCTGTTAATAACGAAGAATTAGAAAAAAAATACCATATTGATAATAACTTTATTACCTCTATTAGAGGAATTAAAGTCAGAGGTACATTTGATACTATCGAAGAAGCAAAAAATCGTTGCGAATTTTTGAAGAAAATCGATAACAAATTTAATATATATATTGCTCAAGTAGGTTGTTGGTGTCCGTGGTCACCAAATCCAGAAAGTCTTGAAAATCAAGAATATGCTGAAACTCAACTAAATACACTAATGAAAGAATATAAGAAAAATATGGATAATCGCGATGTTATTTTTGAATCAAGAAAACAATCTTTTGCTTCAAATGCTGCTCCTGTCCCTTCATCCGAAGGGTCTGAAGTAGTAGTAGAAGAAGATACTAAGAATAATGTCGAATTATCAAGTATTACAGAAGAATTAGATAAAGTAGATGCATGGAGCCAGCAAAATCTAAACTAATATTAAAATCATAATTGTAATTCGGCAATCCGTGTTAATTTTACTGTTTTATCTGGTAGTTGTGCGGGTGCGGGTGCGGGTGTGCGTGTAGAGGGCACTTCTGGTAGTAGTAGTTGTAGTAGTGGTTGTTGTTGTAGTGGTTGTTGTTGTCGAATTTTCTCTTTTTTATTATTATAATTTATATTTGATATTAAATTTGATATTAAATTTGTTATATTTTTATTAATAGATGTTGTAAGTCTACCAATAGAATCAATATCACAATTTATTACATAATAAGGAGTCTTATCATTATAAGGAGTCTTATCATTAGAAGTAATTATTATAAATGAAATAGTTGGTGATGACACTGATGATACATTTATATTTAATTCCTTATTTTTTCTAATTATCTCATCTAAAAGCGTATCATTTGAGGTAATTTTTTCAATTCCTTGATTATTATAATAATAAATATTTTTGTTAAGAGATTTAATTGAGTTTTTAATTATATTTTTAAAAGAACACTTGATAGGTGAAATTTTAGCAGCAGTTTTATCATATTCTATGAAAACTATATAAATATTTTCCATATTCTTAATAATATAACATATTATTTAATAATTATATAGCATCGATATAAAGACGTGTAATAGTATATTTTATATAAAATAATTCTATTCTACATTATTAAGAATGAAAGCAATAGCAATATTTATACTTTTTATAGGTACTATACTTATAGTTCAGGGATATTATAGTAAAAAATCCAATACATGTGATAAAGAAAAAATAATTATTAAATATATTCCAAGAAGTGTATATGAAGAACAAATGAATCCAGAAGAGAGTCTCGAAAGTTATTATAAAAGTATGTTTGATAATATAATATTAAAATAATTATTTTTATCCTTAATATTATTAAATGGATATATTAAGAAATATAGAAAAAAAACTATTAACTATTTTAAGTGATAAAGATAAATTAGATATATCTAAAATTAATATTTTAAAAGGAGATATTAGATTATATGTTGATAATATTAACAAAAAAAAACAAATAATATATGATAAGAATAATAAATATATAGAACTATATCATAATAAAAGGTTAGATAATGACGAACAATATAATAGATATTTAATTGATAAAAAAAATCTAATGGACGAATTAATAAAATATAAAAATAAAGGTGTTCTGAATAATTTTTTAAATAAAAAAATAGATTATCCAGCTATACCCGAAATATATACTTACGAAAACATATCATTAGAACAACGTATAGTTACACCTAAAATATTAAAACAAACTACAGAACCTTCTAAAAAACAAATACCTAAAGTTAAGAATGAAAATATTGATAAAGAATGTCCTGAAGGAAAAGAAATAAATCCTGTTACTAAACGCTGTGTTAAAATATGTGATAAAGATAAAATAAGAAATCCTAAAACAGGAAAATGTGAAAAACCTATAAAACCTATAAAACCTGAAAAACCTGAAAAACCTGAAAAACCTGAAAAACCTAAAAAATCAGAAAAACCTGAAAAATCAGAAAAAGAATGTCCGGAAGGAAAAGAAATAAATCCTGTTACAAAACGTTGTGTTAAAATATGTGATAAAGATAAGGTAAGAAATCCTAAAACAGGAAAATGTGAAAAAATTAAAAAATAATAAACTCATTCTCTTTTTTCTGCGATATTATTAGACACGCTGTTAATAAATGTCTTCAAGATTGAATTTAGTTTCTGAAAAAAAAAGCGACATCTTATCTAAAATACTAAAGGTCGATCCTAAAAGTCTTAGAGCAGCTACAGGATATAAACCTTTACAATCCAGTAGCTCAGGAATAGATACTAATGTGATTAGAAATATACAAGATACAATAAAAAATCCTCTATTTAGTCTCAAAATAGATGATTATGATTTAATGTGTGGTAATAAGATGATTACTAAAATGATATCTAAGGTTTTAGAATGCGAAGAGAAACAGCTTAAAAAGTTCTGCAAGTATATCAATGTCTTCAAAGAGAATATCAATTCATCTCCTAAATCTATAAAAAATAAAATGAATAGTAAAATAAGTCTAAATAAATTACCTGAAGAATTGAGAACACAAATAGTAGAGAAGTATAAGAG